TAATAAACGTTAGAGCTAGCAGTTAGACCACTGTCTCCATCGCCATCAACCCATTCAGTAGAACCTTTTGCAAATGGGTTAGCAACCATACCGTAACGGGTTTTGAAGCCGATTTTTGGCTGGAAGCTGTTCTCACCAACGGCGCGAACCATTTGAAGCGGTACATATGGGCAATAGAAGAGACCAGCGTCGAATGAGCTAGAACCTTTATAACCTACAACAAGGTAGTTACCACCCGCATATGGGTCGATATACACGCGGTAGCGACTGTTAAGTACACCAGCAAATGTGTTGCCAGCATCATCAACATTCAAGTTGTTGCTGTTAAGTGCAGGTGTGTAATCGAGTACACCAGCCATTTGAAGAGCAGAAGCAACATCAGATGAACATAAGATGATGTTACCCTTGCCGCGACGTGTATCTTTTGCGATTTGGTTAGCTTCACGTTCGATTTGGAACATAAGGCCTTTGAACTTTTCAACACTCCAGCGACCGTTTGCATCGACGTCTAGGTCGAATGTACCAGCTGTTGCAACGCCTGTTTGTGAACCGGCTTTAGCAGTGTTGTATACTGTACGGATAACTTCACGGTTCATTTCCGCAAGAACTTCAGAAGTCAAGATGTTTGACAATTCTGTTTCAGCATCAAGACCGTGGATAGCCTTAAGATCCTGTGCAAGTTCAGTTGTGTACTCAGCTTTCAGTGCACGACTTTTTGCCGTAACTGATACTTTGTCGATGCTGAATGCCATCTCTGCGAAGTTGGAACCGTTACCGTCACCAAGTGCTTCAGCAGCTGAAGTAGCCATACCTGTACCAGTATTAGCAGTTGCAGCGGTACCAGTTGTACCAGCCATTGTGCCCGTACCAGAGAAGTCTGTGTCAGCTTCGTTATAGAATGATTCACTCCATGTATCTGTGTTAGCAGGTGTAACTGCATACTTGGAACGCATTGCAAAGATAAGACCAGTAGGTCCTGTCATTGGCTGAACACCAGCAATATCATAAGCGATAAGGTTAGGCATAGAGCGACGAACAAGGCTGATTAGAACAGGGTCGTAGTTATCAACTTGACCTGAGCCTACAGATTGTGTTGGCTCTTCGTTTAGAAGGGAAGTCATGCTCCAGGCATTGCCTTCTCTAAGTGCCTTCTCAGTGTTTTCAAGCAACTGAGCTGTTACATTACGCTTGTGGCGATCAGTAATAGCGTCCAATTCAGAGTGCTCTAGAATTGGCTGCCATTTTTCATTTAAAGTCTCGATAGACATTTGTAAATTCTCCTTGTAAGGTTGTCTATTGTTATTTATAATAATCTTATTTTCTAAGAGATTGTGAGATTGCTTCAGCGTATCTGTTAATGGCAGGATCGCTATGCTTTACTTCGGATACATGATCTTCAATAGGATCAATGTCATCCCCACTTTCTTCAGTCAATACATCACTATTAGTTTTACCGAAATAGTTTTCTTTGATGTATCCAACTTTTTCGGCGAAGTCCTCGATATCTTCGAAGTCGATTCCTTCAGCCAAACGAACAAGCTTTTCAGCTTGTGTTTCTGTCAAACCTTCACATACAGCATCATAGACATCTGCCTTATGCGCCTCTGAAAGTTCTCTTTTAAGACTAATGTTTTCTTCAATAGATTCATTAAGTCTAGTTTCCATCTTCTCAATGTCATTAGCCATAGATTCAAGAATGTTTTCACTTTCAGCAGGAACATTTACGTTGTGTTCCATATAAAGATCAAATAGTCCACTCATGAAAGATTCAGCGATTTCAGCTTTAATACCTTGATCGACTGCAAGTGCATTTTCTTTCATCCACTTTTCAGTCACATAATCAAGATATGTGTCCAATTTTTCTGTAAGTTCTGTAACAGCAATAGTCGCCTGTTCCTCAAGTTTAGTTGCAAACTCTTCTTCGAGTGCTTCAACTTCCTGATTAATGCGATCATTTACTACAGCTTCAAAGATAACAGTCGCACGTGCTTTAAAGTCTTCTGATAGATCTTGACCTTCAAACATTTCGCCGATTGACTCTTTCATTGCAGCTTTATCTGCCTTTCGAGCAGGTGACTTCTTATCTACCGCTGAAGCTGTAGGTGTTTTAACATCATCTTCGATGTTATCTGCTTTTGGATCTACCGAGACATTTTTATCTGCCTTACGATTTTTACCCTTCGGGCTACCACCAGCAGGAGTAACCGGATCCATAGTAGATGAATCTTCGCCCGTAGCTTTAACTTCATCTAACTGATCAGTTTCTTTTGACATTACATTTCTCCTTTGAGTATATTCTATACTATTTATAAGATTATTATTTTACGAGAGTGACTTGATAAACTTATCAAACAACACCATAGCATGCTCTTCTAATTGTTTTGAAGTCATTTTTTTGCCTTGCTCTTGAATTTCTTCAATTGCTCTCTGGGCGCTCCAACCCATTTGCTCGTCGTAAATCCAATCCACACCTTCCATGATGCCCTGTACAAAGGCGTTTGGTGCCGATGGATCTGCTACAATATCACCTGCTGTTGCCAACATAAAGTCTTCTTGAACTTCCATGATACCATTTTTATTCTTACGAACGGAACCCATACCTCTAGATGAAATACCCAATTGAGCACCCTCATCAATGAAGTTCTTTACGATTTTACCCATCGGAGTATCCATAATTTTAGCTCTACCGACAATATTAGAACCTTCTTGCTTAAGATCGGTGAACATATGAGATACTTTATCTAGGTTAATCGTAGGGCCGTCTGGATGGCCTAATTCACCGTATGCTCTTTTCTTTGTAACATAAGATTCATTATATCTAGCCATCTCTTTTGCAAGAATACTAGAGGGATACATTCTACCATTACGATTTTTAATATCACCCTGCATGATAATACCTTCGATGAAATAGTTCTTACCACCATCATCGTTAGCTTCTTGAATGTATTGTACTTCTTCATTGATTTCTTTAATCAACTTCATAGTATCGTTCCTCTTATTCAGTATTATAACTATTTATAAATGATAGTTATTGCGATTCTTTTGCGAATTTAACGATTCTATCAAAACCGTTTTTGTCTTTAGTCATTTCTTCTTCCATGCGCTTCTTGTTAGAAGAATTTAATTCACTGAATAGATCATTAACAGCTTCTGCTTCTTCTTTCGATAATTTAATATTCGAACCGTCGGCAAGTTTAACAGAACCAGCCTTAAACATCTCGGTAAGATCAGCAGATTCGTAAACAGCTTCATCTTCACCTTTTTTGTAAGATGCCTTATTGGAAGTATCTTTTTTGGTTTTACCCTTAAATTGGGTTTCTTCAGCATCATCATCAATCGGATGATCAATTTTCTTGACAGCGTGTTTAGCCTTGAAGCGCTTTTCATCGGCGCTTTCTGGTTCAGCTACTTCAGCGATAAGTTGTTTATACGTCTTCATCTGTAGTATCCTCTATTCCGTGCATTTCTGCCGAGATTTCGTCTTTTCTGGCTGCAATTGCAGCGCCGAGTTTATCCTGCATAGCATTATTAAATGCATCCTGAACACCAGCTGCTTTATCTTCAAATGCCCTGTGGATAATGTTTATAAGATTTTGATTTTCCATATTATTCTCCGTTTAATTATTTATAAAAACTTATTCAGCTTTTGGTTTAGGTTTAGGTTCCTGATCTACTTCAGGTTCATCACCTTTAGATGCAGTGGACATCATCTGGGTTTTATCTATTTCTTTTTGCTGAATATCTTCTTCATCTGATTCTTCAGCAGAGATAGCTTTTTCCATATCCTTAATATCATCATCACTCTGATGTAAGATTGTTTTCTTAACCCATTCGCGTGAGAAATAGATTCCTACATATTCTTCAGCTTCCCTTACAGTATTAAGTCTTTCTCTAAGTATTTCTGATTCTTTGAGTTCTTGGAAGTGATTGTCTTTTTGGAAATCATATCTGATTTGATTCTTAATACCATTCCATTCTTCCGGTGTAATAATACCCCTGAGAATTAATTGACGCTCAAGTATTTCATCAAATAGAATAGAGAATCTGTTACGTAGTCTTTGGATAAATTTAGAAAATTTTATCTCATCTCTCGAAATTTCAGAAGCTCGGCCTAAGGCAAAACCTGTATCAGATTCTAATCTGGAAATGGGAACATTAAGTGATTTGTATAGTTTCTTTTGGAAATATATTACGTCATCCATTTCACCTAGATTAGTACCACCTGGTAGTGTAGTGATTTCCGTTCCCTTACCGCCTTCTCTGCGTGGTAGCCAAAAATCTTCCATCATTGACATATGTTTCCGATCATCGCGGATTTCACCAGTATTCTGGTCATATACCAATCTGTTCTTATGTTTAATCATCATATCACGAAGATATTGTTCTGCTTTCATTTTAGGCAGATTACCGACATCAATATAGAAAACTCTGCGCTCGGGTGCTCGGGAAAGTCTGTAAATTACCGCGGCATCTTCGAGCATTCTTAACTGGTTGTGTGGTTTAATTGCTTTATGCAAGTGCGATAGAACAAGAGTGTTGTTCTCATTGAGAATACCTGAGTTTACCTCTACGATACTATCTTTAGATACCTTAACGCCCTTTACAGATTCATAACCACCTGTGGCTTTATTCTGCTTATCGTTAATGAAACCTTTATCATTATATAACCAATATTCATTTTTAACTTTTTTGATCATTACATCGTGTTCACCATCACGCTTCTGCTCGATTTCTCGAATCTTACGCAACTTTCTAGGATCAATGTAACGAAGTTCTTTAATACCTTCTTTGGGCTTATTCTCATTAATTATAATATGATAACGGACTCTACCGTCAACATAAAATCTATTGAATGTGTCGTATCCCTTATTAGAAAAATCTAACAATTCTAGAATATTTTGGAATTCTGCTGAAATCTTGGTCTTAATATTCGCTGAAAGTTTAACTTCGTCAAGATTAAGATCTATGACTCTTGAATCTTCAGATACAACAACGGCTTCATTAATAACATTTTCAATAGCTTCTTGCATCTCAGGATGCTGTTCCATCTGACGATATTTAGTAATAAGGGCTGCTTCATTCTGAGCCGCGCCTTCCATATCAAGATATGATGTTCCAAAAACTCCTGATGCACCAGTTGCGGCTATATTAAGCGCACCTTCTTCATCACTCTTTTCTGCAAACGATCTTAATTCTTTTTCGTCTGTTTTTCTGACAATATCGAAGCCGAAAATTTTCACCTATTCACCTCTTTTATATGTATAATAGCGAGTAGCATTCAGTTGCTACTCGCTTTAGGTTTATTGACCTCCGGCGTTGCCTGTAACACCGCCACTTACTTCCCACCAGTCATACTGGAAAGTAACTTCGAATCTCTCAAGATCATCGGTGCTGGACCAGTCCATACCGATTTCACCAACACTAAGTGGAAACAATCCGTTGAATTTGTAAACTCTTAGAATAGTTCCATCTTTACCGTATTGTGTGATTGTAGCCTGAGACTTATAAGCACTAGGATTTGATGTACCGAAGTTATTGCTATTCCCTTGGTGGGAATTGATAGTGTTCGACCATTCTTCCATGGCGTTACGAATAAGGAAATCCTCATCGTTAATAACCGTAACATTCCATTCAGCAAAAGTTCTATCACCAGCTACATTAACTGTTCTACCAAAGTATGGTACTGGAACAGTACCCAAAGTAGAGGCTGGTAATTGTGAAGCTTGAACCATAAATGGAGTCTTTAGATCACCAGAATTATTTGCTGGGTTAGTAATTTGTACTTGGAAGAGGGTGGGCCTAGCTCCACCCCCTGTAAGTTGTGCTCTCATCTCGTTAATATTGAAACTCATGTTTCTCTCCTTAGATTTAATATCTTTGCTTCATTGATATTTATAAGTTGTTTGGCACGGTATACCGATATATCAATATCTAAAGCGAATTCCTTGAGTGTGCCGTAAATTTTATCTCTATATTCTATTCTAAGTGCCCTAGAATTACCGGAACCTGACATAGCACGACTATGTTCCGGTCTTTTCTTCCCTTTCAACCAAGGTACTTCTCTACCCTTATGTGCCATACTAATTTTCTTTTTAGTAGAAGAACTATGCACCATCCCGGTACGAGTTTCGCTCATCTTTTTTCTGCTATCTTCTGACCATCCGTGCATAGAATATGATAAAGGTATAGCTTTATTGTTGGTTTTATTTAACCATTTATCATTATCAATTACATTCAATTTAGTCAGTACACCAGATTCCCAATTAATTGCAGATTCTTTAGACTCAAATAGCCTACGAATTTCCAAAATATCTGGTTCACCATGTAATTCTCTAAACTGTTTTACGTGCTTAGAAGATGTAAAATATGTTTTCCATAGCTCATTGGGGTGAGATAACTTGGAATATCTCACCCCATAATACCACTTATCTAATGTGGACCAGCCTATTAGATAAGTGTATGGCATTAGAAGCGACCGGCAATTTCATCAAACTCAACACCTGTGCGAACGGCAACAAAGTTAAGTTGGATAAAGTTAATTGAACGAGCTGGCTTGATATAAATGTCGCCAACAAAACGATTCGTATCTATGACTTCTGGTGTATTGTTAGTTTCATCACATACCACTCTGAAATCGTAGACGCCTCGTCTTCCTTCTACGTCTCTCAAGAATGGTTCAACCAAATTAACAAACTGTGCTCTTGTGAACTCGTCGTTAAATTCAAATAGTGATCTCTTTGCGGCAATAGAAATTGCTTTCTCGAGAATAATGAACAATCTGCGAACGTTAATTCTATCAAATGCGGACGGCGCACTAAGAAGAGTTTTATCACCGAATAGCAATGTACCTTCACCAGCTTGAGTAATTACTGGATTGACACCTTTCTTATAGATTAAATCTCTTTGCGTCTTAGTAGGATTCCATGCAAGTTTAACAACATTCTTGATAATACCTCTGTTATAACCAGCAGGTGAGAACCAAGGATCTCTATTATTATCTGTCCGCGCGCATAGACCTGCAACATCACCGTTAAGTGGTGTGTACACGTAGCGATCATTATAGCGGTCATAGCGATACTTATATCCGCTATCGAGTACACCATACGAAGATGATGTTAACATATTTCTGAACGCTATTACATCAGTTGCTTCACTACCTGCATTGTTTACTACATCTGAGTATGCTGGTGAGATAAGAGCGATTGCATCTTTACGCACTTCACAGATATTTTGGATAATATAGTCAGCAAGTTCACCATCATCACCTGTGCCGATAGCTTTACCCTGCATAATTAACGATACATCTACTTCATCTGGATCTGCATATAGATCATATCCAGCTTGTACAGTTGCTAGTGCGATAGTTGCTTCACCGGTACCATTGGTACCGCTTACAAAATCGGACAAGAACTCTACTGCTTCAGTTGTAAAGTATGTTACGAGTGCAGCAGGAAACTCAACAGTAGATTTCACATAAACTGATGATTGCTCTAGTACTTCAGGCAAATAGTTATTAGTGCCATCTGCGGTTTGAGCACCAGATGTAAGTGAAATATTTTCGTATATTTCAAGAACAGTATTAGCTGATCCTGTAAATACACCTGTAGTATCTACAACAACTACGTGAACATTATTGCT